GCATACAGCTTGGGAATGGGAACAGAGCCGATAGTAAACGCATCCTTATGGAAGAACATGTTGGGCTGGTAAGTCGTGTTAGCAGTACCAAGGATCTCGATGGCATCGCCAGTAGTCAACGCACTAGAAACAGTGTTATGACCAGCGGTATCACCAGTTCCATAGATTGCAGGACCAGCACAAACCAACGTCCCTGCACCAGCAACCAAAGTCACATCAGCAGTTACAGTTGCTCTCCACTTCACATTGCCACCAGCATTGCCGATGATTTCCTGCTTAGTAGAGATGTTCAGACGGTTGCGGCTGTTATCAGTCACCTCGATGATTGAGCCAGCCCGAACAGTACCCGTAGCCGTTAAGCCAGTGACTGCAAGGTTCTGGGTCATCGTGTCTTTAGCAGCAACATAAGTCGCTGTAGGTGTGCCAGACAGAGTACCAATCCGATCAGCAAGGTCGCCACCGATGTATGTACCCAGCGCAGTCGCCTTCATGACGCGCATTCCTGCGAAGTTGTTATTAACAACAGCGTCAACGAATGCTGGTCGAACCAAGTCTTCTGCGGTATTTAGGCTATTCTGAACACCGGCTAAAGTGGTCTGAGTGTAGGGATTGATGACGTAGCATCTATCGCCAGGTCCACCAGGCACACCAACTGAGTCCATCAAAGCGCCAGCTTCAGCTACTTCAGCCCAAGCAGTGACAGAGGTATCAGGATCACCAACTGAAAGGTTGCAGTTCTTCATCATGTACGATGCGAAATCCACTTCCATGTCAGTTACGATGCGTGTAGCCATTGGAGCCAAAAGCTCCTCTAGCTGATCCATCTTGATAGCTTCATCTACGCGGTTAAATTCAACGTCTACGGTGAAGTAGTCCTGAACAACTGCTGATGCCTTACCAGTAATGATGTCGTTGTCTGGGGCTCCTGCTGTAATATCACCAGTCGCTGTACGTTGTGAAACGTAGTCAGTCGGGCGCTTGATATCAATTGTGGTGCCGCTAGTTGGGTTGAAAGGCATGTCTTTCAAGAACTGAGTGTTTACAGACTTGGAAAGAACACGTTGCGTTTCAAATGCTGGCAAAAACTGCCGCGCCAGCTTGCGGGTAATGTTGGAGTCAAAATCGTTAGCCATTAGAGTAAATCTCCTACTCTATACGGGCTCCGTGCTTTGCAATTGGGTCTGATTCAAGGGTTGCCCCTGTTGTGTTCAAACCGTCTATTGTCGCGCCAGCACCCGTAATGTTTCTCGGTTGTGGCCCACCCGCAATTTTAGCTTCAATCTGACCTAGAATACGTCCCTGAGTCCGTTCATCAGCGAAATGTAGTTGATTCCGAAGTTCTGGGTTCTTTGCAACGTAATACGATGCATCTGGCCCTATCTTCATCAATTCCATTGCAACTGCCTCATTAAGACCCGACAAATTCTGCTGAACAACCGACTGAAAATCGGGTGCCTCTTTAGCAAACTCCTGGACCTTCGCAGTGTAGTCATTGACTAGCTGCTGGGTCTTTTGGGCTTGGGCTTGTTGAGCAAACTCATCTCTGGCTTGCTGTCTGGCCCTAACCTCTGTCTGTCCCGCTATGAATGCATCCCTCTCCAGTAGATACGCCTGATTCTTTCTCTCGAATTCCTCAAGGTCAAAAATATCTTCTGTGCTAGGTGGTGCAGGCGGTTGCTGCGCTAATACTTGGTCCTCGTAAGCCTTGTCGATAGCATCGAGCCTGGCTTGTAGTGCCGCTTTCTCTGATGCCTCGCGTGATCTCTCACGTTCTGCATCGCCAGCTTTAGCCGTTAATGTGTCAAATCTCTTTCTGACCTTCTCAGTAAGTTGGTCATCAGGGATAAAGTCATCATTGCCGGTTTGGGCCTCCTTTTTGGGTGTCTCATCAGTGGTGTAGTCATCTTGTGACTGCACTTCGCCTGAATCAATCGTACCCAGTTCCGATGTTGCCGATTCATCAGTAGTTACATCTACGGCCTGCTCAATTTCGCTCAAAACGCTTTTCCTTTATGGAAGCATGGCGTATTCCCGCCAAGTGGATTTCCTGATTATAACCTTGAATCAAATTAATACAAATAGGCTTGTTTGTTGAATGTTACTCATGTTGAGTCATCTTCGTACATATCCTGTGGATTCTGACCTGTCTGACGGGCCAACATCGCTGCTGCTGCTGGGATGGCTATGCCGTACTTCCTAGCGATTGAAATTAGGTTCTCGTCAAACACGACATAGTTAGATGTGCCACCTTCTTTACCTCGGCTGTTTGCGTCTTTGTAGCGGATGCCTTTGATGCCTTGGGGAGCGGCAACTATGCTCCCCAATTCTTCTGCGTCAACCGGAGCCAATGCCTCGCCTCTAACCCCACTAAGATAGTTTTTCTCTCCAAGATGGAATCGGCTAATCCCTTCCGCTAAATTTGAATTATCAACGCCAGAGGTTTTTTTCATATATTCGTAAATCGCTTCTTTAGAAAGGTCTTCGCCTAACAGGGATCTATCTAACCCGATTGCTTTTTTGACCTGCTCACTCTGCTCACTAAGCGGCAGATTCCAATCAAGGAACTCATCAGGGGAAGCGTCTATTTCTACTTGGTACATGGAGCCGGAATTCCCTAGCTCGATTCCTTCCATTCTCATGGCTTTCAACTCTCTCAGACGGTCTTGCGCTCCCTGCCCCCCAGATACAATCTCTTTTCTCAGGTCTGTCTCTGCCCCTTTTATCGCATCATCCAATGTCGCCCGGCGGAGCGCGTTACCTTGCATCTTGCTGTTTATTCTCTTAGCCACTTGCTGCCTTACAGGATTGTCCATATCGACAACTATTTCTGGAGACTGAAGCGCATTCCGATACCCCCTAGCCACATCTTCAGCCTCGGCAAAGTACAGCCCATGCCCGTAAGCCTGCGCTCCCTCGCCTGTGCCTATGGCCTCAGTGGTGAACTTGTCAAAGTCGTGGGGTGAGCCGTGATAGGCTTTTATCTTTTCTCTTGCGACTTCAGCACCGGCATTGACTTGGCTTCGGCTTGGTACAAACGGCACCGCGCCTAAAGCAGCAGCACCAACCATTCCAGCCTTGTCATACCAAGGAACCTGATCCCAATTCTCTCGAATGTCAGTGTAGTCAGCATAAAGCCCAGCAGCATCGCCAACGCCAGGCACCATAGATGTCGCCAGAGCAGCCTGATCTTCTGGCCTCATGCCCCTAACCGCGCCAACAATAACGCTACCTTCAGCCAACCTTGATAGATGGGTCTTAGCTGTATCAATATCCCTAGCAAAGTCACTGAATGCCCTGCCTAGAACACCCTGAACCTCCTCTGGAGGCATGTCATCAGGGAATCCTATGGTGGCATCATTGTATCTAACGATTGGCAACTATCTGGCCTGTCTGTGGGTCATAGAGGAAGTCTGCTGGAGATCCAACGCCTGCCATGCCTGCGCTGGGAGAGGCTACCTGCTGGATATCAATCATCTCCTGCAAGTTCTTCATCTGCTGCATTGCGGCATCACCAACCAAGGCTGGATCAATGGCAAACTGTGTCGCGCTGATCAACTTTTCCTGACCTGCGCGGTTGGCTTCGTCAATGATCGTGATGGGTAAGCCTAGCGTCTGAGCCTGAATTACCAGCGAATCAAGATAGTCCTTGTTAGCCAGTATTGCCTCACGGTTAGTCCTTACCGATTGATGGCCAGCGTCTGATTCAGCCTTAATCATCTTCGCCTGAGAGTCCATTATCTTGGCCTGAGAGTCGAGCATCTTAGACTCGCCGCTCTGCTGGAAGTTAGCCGCCTGACCGTTTAGAGAGCCAATCTGAGCGGTTAGCAGTTGAGCCTGCAACCCTTCCATGATCTCTGCCTCTATCTGAGGCTTGGCCTGATCAATAATCGCCTGATCCCTTGCAATCCCGTATTCTTCAGCCTCTTCTTCTGTCGGTATTAACTGACCCGTCTGGAACTTGCTTGTTTTCAGACGCTTGGCCATCTCTTCCATACCAGGGCCATCCATGTTTCCAACAATCAAATCATTAGCAACAGCCCTCAATTCTGGATCTGCCTCAGACAGTCTTAGCAATCCATCGGCTGATTCCTGACGCTGGGTGGCAAACGATGGGCCACTCTTAACATTCACGCCATAAGAGCCTGCCGTCATGTCATTAATCATGACCCTAGTGCCTGACTGCTCGTCTAGCACCACCTTGTTGATGGATACAAAGTCGGATGTCTCGTCTGGCTTAATGATCTGAATCTGTCGATCAGTGTCATAAATGTAGCCCATCAGGTCGTTGATCACCGTGTAACTGTGGTGAATCGACTTTAGCAGGTTATCCATGTACAGGAACGATCCGCTATCCATGCCGATAGCGCCTTGCTTGATAGCCTCGCCAGAGCGTGGATCTAACGCAGTGGAATCCGTAGTTGTTTGGCCAGATGAGCCCATTACAGCGTAGATGTTGGTTCTCATGTCGTTAACAAGCTGAATCAATGACTGCTGGACGATTGGACCCTGATTCGGGAATGGTGGCTGGACAGCGCCTGGTGATCCACCCAAAGGCTCCCCATTCTCGTCAAGTGCGTTGTACTGCTGCACCGCATTCCTTGAGGTATTCATATCCCTCAGATCAGCTTCATGGCCAGCAATCTGCTCTGGTGTCATCCATACAAAATCCGCAGGACCAAGCGCAGCCTTCTCAGCAATAGCAGAGATGCCGAAGTTGAACAGTCTTGCAGGGTCTTTCGTGTTGCGGATCTTGCCGTGAACCAGTTGGGTGCCGCCGATTGTCAGCGTTTCGCCGAATGCTGGGATTAAGGGGAAATACTTGCCCTTATACTCCTTGTTGGAGTCTAGGATAGACTGGCCGTTGAGCAAATACCGCTCAATCTTAAAGCCATCACTGGTGCGTTGCTTGACCACCGTGATCTGGTTTTGAAAGATGAATTCTCCAGTAGCCTGATCAATAGCCTGCTGGCCAAACTCATCGAGGACCGGAGTCCCTCTGGCCATATCGTCAAGAATGTCCTTAACGTCATCAAAGTAGACTACGTCACCCGTTGATAGTTGTAGGATCTTTCGCCTAACGGACACCTTGCGGTAATAGATTGCCAGCCTTACGCCGTCATCCGTATACCATCCCTCATTGGGGCGAATGTCGCTCATCTCATCAGTAAAATCGGACTCTTCAGCCTTCGGGAACATTGCCGCATAGACTGACTTATCAAACGTAGCCAGCAGGAAACAGAATGGCGCATCAGACTTGTCATAACGCTCCGCTGGACCAAAAAACATGCTTGTGGTGGCATCTTTGACAGCCTTAATCGTAACCTTCTGATCAAATACATCATCATCAACATGCTCTGTTGTGATCTGCCAGCCACCATATCCACCAATCAGCATTTCCTGGTAGGCGTTGTCATAGACATCCCTGGCGTAGGATTCCTTCTCGATGTGCCTGATTAGCCCCTGCCTGACCTCTGCAACCTCCTTAGAGGCGTTTTCGCCTTCAGGTAATACCATTGGGCCAATGTCTGTACCTCGCTGCTCACCGATGATCTTAGTGATAACAGGT